TTTAATACTAAACTGACAGCCATTAGGAGATCTAGGAGATAAGGTGTGAATTTTTAATGCACAATTGTGACTTAAAAATTCACAAAAAGATTTTACCACCAATGTTTTACACTATTTAGAATCATGGCTAACATAAAAGCAAGAGTAGAAACATTTAGGGCAATTAATACATTTAATCTAGTTTTTATACCTCCTATTTCGCCATTTAATCCAACTTCTAACCAGTGTATTTCATATTTTAATTCGCCCTTAGTAGCTAAGCCGTCTAATACTGAAGTTAAAGTCTGGGCCTGTATTCTTGCTTCTGCGTCTTTTACTCCGCCTTCTATTAAGGTTAAATAATAATTTAATGCTATATTATCCATCTATATATCCATAATGTTTCTTTTAAAACTTCCCGAAATACTTTAATATTACCCCTACAATAATCGGAGCATAAATAAATCCTAAGATTGAATATACCATAAAATACTTTAATTCAGATTTAAATTCTTTAATGTCACTTTTTAACTCAGTTCTCAATGCTTTAATCTCGGCTTTCAAGTCAGATTTAGTTGCCAAACCTTGTAACATACTTTCTAATGCAATAAGCTGGGCTTCGGCTTGTTCCTCTGGAACTCCGCTTGCTTTTAAATCTTTTAGATATTGTATAACCCTAGCGCTATCCATATATATCCCCATTTTATAGTTATTTCCTTAGATTTTACTATACTAAAAACTTAGATACAAGGAATGTATCTATCTAAGTAGTTCAACCACCATGAAAAGGATTTCAAATGGTCGCTAAAAAGCACACGGATAAGTTAAACGAAATTAAAAAAAATATTGAGCAAGCACACGAATATTTTATAAAGAATGTTAATCGCTTTAATGACTTTATGAAGTTTGTATTTCAAACATCGTTGTCATCAGACGACATAACAAAATTAGATGTACTACAAAAGCCTGCAATAGAATTTAATATCTTAGAGGCGATGATTTCAAGGTTAAGAGGCGAGTTCGCGAAACAAGAACCGTCGATCGTGGCAAGGGCTGCCGACGGAGTGCGAATTGAAGAGCTGACCCCTGAGTTTTTACAAACATTAGAAATAATTGAGGCACATCTACGCGAGATTTTCTTTGATGCCTCGAATGATGCATTAGAGTATAACATTTATTCTGATTTATTGGCTGGCGGCTATTCTGTTGTTTATGTTTATACAGGATATATTAATGAACTGTCGTTTGAGCAAAACATTAAGGTGGAGCGAGTATTTGATCCAACTTTAACGGGCTTCGATCCTTTAGCAAGAGAATCGCATAAGGGTGATGGTAATTACTGCTTTCAATTAATCCCTAAATCAAAAGAAGACTTTGAAGACGAGTTCGGCAAAGGCTCAGCTGATAATATGAAGTTTGAACGCTCAAGCCATGTGGGCGATTTTAATTGGAGCTATTTAAATCAAGATCAAGAAATCATACTGGTTGCTGATTATTACTGCAAGAAGAAGAAGAAAGAAAAGATAGTTAAACTTTCTAACGGCCATGCTATTCTCAAAAAGCACTATGAAGAATTCCTTAAGTTATGGGGAAATCAAGGCTTTATTGAACAAGCGCCGATTATAATCGAGGAAAGAGATACAGTAATAGAAACTATTGATCGCTATATGGTTTGTGAAGATAAGGTATTGTCTCATGAAGAAACCTGCTATAAGTTTTTACCGTTAGTTTTTATTGATGGTAATAGTGTTGTAATTAGAGAAAACGAAGACGGTGCATCAATGCAGATGACGCGGCCTTTTGTTTATCATGCTAAAGGCGTACAAAAACTTAAAAACTTCTCTGGGCAAACTATTGGAGCTGAAATTGAAAATATGATGCAACATAAATTTATGGTGGCTGTAGAGTCCATCCCTGAAGACTACGCTGATGCTTATAAAAACGTACAGCAAGCATCAACGTTAGTTTATAACGCATTTTACAAAGATAATCCAGAACAACCTTTACCTCCTCCAAGAGAAGTTCAACGAACTCCTACTCCTGACATTGTTAATATGACTTTTATGGGAACCGATCAAGTTACCCAAACTATATTAGGTACGTACGATTCCATATTAGGAACTAACGATAAGCAAATATCAGGGGTCGCCATTCAGCAAGGCGCTATGCAATCTAATGCTGCCGCTATTCCTTATTTACAGGGATATATTAGAGGATTAAATAGAATTGCTCACATAGTTGTTGATTTAATACCTAAATTCTATGTAACGCCTAGAAGTTTACCGGTAAAGGCACCTGACGGTAAGCGCTCTTATCAAATTATTAATCACCCAAACAATCCCAATAGTGTAGACTTTAGCTACAACCCAAATAGTTTACAGATTAAGGTAGAAGCAGGTGTTAGTAGCGCAGTACAAAAACAAGTTGCATTAGATCAAATAATTAGAATGATGCAATCCAGTCAATTGTTTGCCGAATTTATTAATACCATGGGGCTAGAGACTATCCTAGATAACATGGATATTAGAGGCATTGAGGGTCTCAAAGCTCAAGCCGTTCAGTTTATGAAGCAATTAGAAGAACAAAAAGCACAACAGGCCCAGCAAGGTAACCCAGAAGAAACAGCAATGCGCGAGCAAACCGAGGCTATTAAAGAAATTGAGATGGCTAAGATTCAGCAACAACAACAAAAGCAAGAGGGGGAGCTAGCTATTCAGGCTGCTAAGGTTGCTAATGAAAAAACCCTAACTGACGTTAAGTTTATGCAGATTATGGCGCAAATTAATCAGAATCAAACCAAACTTGGAATTGAACAAGAAAAGGTTGACTCTGAAAATGCTAGAACTGCAATTGAGCAAGCAATGCAACATGTTCAAAATTTACGGAAAAATGTAGAAAGCTCTCATAAAACTAAGGAGTAATATTGGAACATAAGGATTATGTTTGTATCTTAGCAGATTGCAAGGATGCAATAAGAGATTTAATCGCTAAAGGCCAACAGGTAGATGCCATAGTAACCGATCCGCCTTATGAGCTTGGCTTCATGAATAAGGGTTGGGATAAAACAGGTATCGCGAATGATGTTGAGTTGTGGAAACTTTGTTTAGAGATACTAAAGCCAGGCGGACATTTATTAGCCTTTGGTGGAAGTCGTACCTATCATCGTATGGCTTCTGCAATAGAGGATGCTGGGTTTGAGATACGCGATCAAATCATGTGGATTTACGGCTCTGGGTTTCCTAAAAGCTTAAATGTTGGTAAGGCTATGGATAAGATGGCTGGGGCTGAAAGGGAGGTTGTGGGAATGATTAAATCCCAACAAAATATAAAAGGCCCTCAAAAATTCGGTTCTGATGAATGTAAATTTAGAGATAGAATTGATTGCTTAATTACAGCTCCCTCAACCGATGCTGCAAAGCAATGGGATGGCTGGGGTTCTGCGCTAAAACCAGCACACGAGCCTATCGTTATGGCAAGAAAACCATTGAGCGAGAAAAATATAGCTAGCAATATCTTAAAGCATGGTACTGGCGGAATTAATGTTGGTGGTTGTAAGGTTGGTAATGATATTCGCATTAACGAAAAGAAAAGCTATCTAGGGGCAACGGGCACATTTTGTGCCCAAGGATTAATTCCTAAAAGTACTGGCAGGGTAGAGGTGTCGGGCCGTTTTCCAGCAAACTTTATCCACGATGGTAGCGAAGAAGTTGAGGCTGAGTTTGCGAAGTACGGCGAGAGCAAAAGTAGCGATTCAGTTAGGAAAAACGTACAAGACGGTGAATTTAAGTCTGTTTCCAAAGGGAAAGAAACTCCGCACTATACTTATGGCCACAGCGATAAAGGAACAGCGTCTCGCTTTTTCTATTGTGCTAAAGCGTCATCCGCAGAAAGAAATATGGGATGTGAAGGTTTAAAAGAACATGAGCAGTATAACGAAAGTTTGCCGTGTCCGACACGGGATATTAGGAAAGAAAAGTTAATAAAAAATCACCACCCCACTGTAAAACCAATTAAATTAATGAAATACTTATGTAGGCTAATTACGCCACCTAATGGGATTATACTTGACCCGTTTATGGGCAGTGGCTCGACTGGAATTGCTGCGAAACAAGAAGGATTTAGATTTATAGGAATTGAGCGTGAGCAGCAGTATTTGGATATTGCAATAAGGAGAATAGATAATAACTAACCTTATGAAAGAAAAAACTACTACTATTGAAACTACAGGGCGAATTAATCAATTGCTCGAGTTACAAAAGAATCACTCTTTAACTACTTTTGAAAAAATAGAATTAAATAATTTGTTGTCTCAGATGGCAAAAAATACCAAACGAGACAGAGCTAGAAGCGGTAGGGCTTGGGCGCGTGGCAGCATCGATAGAATTAATTGTCCTGGCACTGTGCTTAATGGGGAAGTAATAGAGTAAACTGTAAACTTGACGAACAGAAAAAGGATAACGAATAAGTATGAATAAAAAAGCAAAATCAACGTTTGCAGGGGTCCCCTCTATAGAAAAAAGAATATTATTGCAGGAAAAAGCAACTAAGATCACAAGAATACCTGTAATCAACGATAAAGAATATAAAATTTTATTTTACAAAAGGATCGCAAAAAAACTTATTCGCTCATCTACTCGCGTGTTTAAATCTCGTTGGGGATTTGTATGAAGAAGGGATTTACAGGACAAATAGCCTTAGGCAAAAGCCTAACTAGAAGATGGGAAAAAAACAAAGAAAGGGATAGGATTAGAAGGCGCAAAGTAGTTGACGGCTATCCAATAAATGAGCCATTTAAAAGTATAAAAGATGTAGAGCATTATTTGTCAGGCGATAAAATTACTTGCTTGTTGTGCGGAAAACAATATAAAGCATTGGGCGCTCATTTGTCTGTGCATTGTTATACTACTTCAACCTATAGAGAAAAATATAAAATTCCTAATACGTTTGGTTTGGTTAGTACAGAAACGTTTAATAAATTCAGCGCACAAGCAAAAAAACAACACCAAGACGGCATTATGCCTAATGCTGGAGAAATGATAAAACATTACTATGTATATGGCGGATCGAGAAAACCAAGCACATATAAATCAGTTAAAGAATTAGATAACGATAAAGAAAAGGCTAAAAGAGTTGCTAAGTATAGAGAAATTAGACATAAAGAAAGGCTACAAAAAACCCATTGTTCGAACGGACATCCCCTAAAAGAAATAGGAAACCCTTATTGTAATACTTGCGAACGGGAGCGCGCACGTAAAAGAGAGGGATATTTATCTAGGGAAGAAGCATTAACTACATACGTGAATGTAGTTTGTACTTTTTGTGGAAAAGAAACCCAATCATTAAGAATATCTAGCACCAGAAAGGTTGTACAGTGTAAAGAATGTCGACTCAGAAGAAATAACGAGAACCATAAAAAAAGAAGAACTAAAGAAATGCGCAGATTAGAATATTTAAAATACAAACTTAAAAGGAACGAACAAAACGCATAACGGATTGCTAATCCGTTATTAGCCTAGCAAATACAAAAATTTAATGCGATCCTTTAAGGAACAGCTTTAATAGCAGGGAGACTTATGGTAATAAAGGAAAACTATAATAATGATAACTAAATCGGGTACTTTTCCACCGCTAAAGCCCCTTGCTTTGATTACGTTAGCAGAATACGAAGCACTTGAGTTGAAGCAAGATTTAGATTATAAAAATCTTTTAGTTGATGCTAAATTTGAAGCGGAAAGAGGAAAATTATTTTTAAAGGAGTAGAAAATGTCAAAACTAACTACTAAAGCCAGAAAGAGATTAAAACCAAAAGAATTTGCGCTACCTAAATCACGTAAATATCCAGTACCAGATAAGGCTCATGCTAAAAATGCTAAAGCTCGTGCATCTGAGATGGAACATAAAGGCAAGATTTCTAAAGCAACAGAAGAAAAGATAGATGCCAAGGCTAATAAGGTTCTCAAAGAAAAGGCTAAAAAATGAAAAATGAAAACGAAGACATCCCTGTAATAACTGAAAAGCCCGAAGAAGAAAAGGTAATCGAGATCGCAGAAGATACCGTTATTCTTTCAGATTGTGCACTTACTGAGGCTGAGCTTGAGGAATTTCACCGAGAATCTTCAGTTGAATATTGGCGCACTATAGAATTACCGCCCTCGCCTAAATATAAACCTGGCGCCCCATAAATTTTAACAAACAAGGAGAGTTACTATGCCTACAGATAATCAACCTAAAAGCATTACGACTGTATTGAATAAACTTAAAGCCGAACTACACGAAGCTATGGCTAATTTCCATGCTAAAATAGATGCCATTGGACATCATGTTGAGGCCGAAGCACCTAAGATTGAATCCGATGTTGTTAGCGCAGTTTCCAACATTCAGCCAGAAGTTAATGAAGCCGTTAATGCTCTAGAAGCGGCTGAGCCAGTAGTTAATACTGTAATAGGAGTTGCTGCACCTGAAGCATTACCTATTGTTGAGGGCGTTGAAAGCGCTGTATCTACAGTAGCTAGCGTGGTTGACGCTCCTAATTCGCCAGCTAAAAAAAAGCTTAGAATATAGTATTAAGCGCATATACACTAACATAAATTATTAGTGTATATGCTATTTTTTATCATTAATTATACAGTTACTGTATAATTATGCAGAGAGATGATTGGGCAACAGAAGATTTTATAACGTACGAGGTTTTAATTATTTTAGAAGCACGCATAGAAAAGTCCATAGAAATTGCAATCAATTTACTAAATGCTGGGGTTAGTCCTGAGATAATAAGTAAATGCGTAGGATTATCTCTAGAAGAAATAGAAGAATTACCAAGATATGAAGGGCGCACTTACTAATTTTCTTTTATTGTACTAATATACAAATATTCATATTAAATATCCTAGCCGCTAATGATTTGAACAACCGTTAGCGGCTTTCTTTATATTATTATCGATTATGTATGGTTTTTAACTATTACTGTAAAATCTGACCAGTCTTCTACTTTGAAAGCTCTAATGTCTCTTACTGAAAGCCTAAACCAGTCTATATTAGATAATATTCTAATTGCTTCATAAAGGTGGGATAAGGTGTTAGCGTCTTCTTTTGTAGTATAAAGACTCCCTTGTTTCCATTCAAAACCTACTTCTTCCAATTCTTTGGAAATTTCCGTATAAGCACCATTATAGGGTTCGCCATAATGCTTTTTTAGATCGTCAATTTTTAAATCAAATGCTATTGCGTACATACTAAAGTCCTTAATGGAAAAACAATACTTTAACTGTTCCGCCAGCAAGAGCCAAGAGACCACCCCACATAAATTTACGGATGTCGCCTTTTATTTCTTTTACGTCTGCCTTTAATTCTTTTACGTCTGCCTTTACGCCGTTTAAATCTTCTTTTACGCTGGTTAAATCTTCTTTTGTAGCCACATGATCTAATGCAGAATTTAAAGCATAGGTTTGGGTTCTGGCTTGTTCCTCTGGAACTCCCCCAGCTTTTAGTTCTTCAAAAAATTTTAATGTATTAATATGTTCCAATTTATTGCCCCCCTTTTTAACATTATACCTATCTAACAAACTATAAACAAGCACTAGAATTGCCGCGACTAACATAAATCACATTAAATAACAAGCCCCTACAAAAAAATACTTTCACGGCTAATATCACGGCTAATTTCACAGTTACAGTTATCCCCAAAACACTGTGCAAAATTTGCACAAATCTAGAACGTGAACTAGAGTTAAATTACTAGGTTTATACAGGATGTAGAAACTTAGGTTCCTACCGAGCCATCGGGTATAAATGGTCGCGAACTCAGCGCATGAGGTTATTTTACCGTCACGGGGAAATAGTGGGTTTATGGATGATATAGAAGCTTCAGGGATCGAAGCGCCAGCTACTGAAAGTGAACCTGAAAAGACACTACCAGTTAGCAAGGTGAATGACATTGTTAAACGGGAAAAAGCCCATGTTGCTGAACGCGTGCGTCAACAGATGCAAGCCGAGCATCAGGCAGAACTTGAAAAGATTCGTGCTGAATCTGCTGTACAACCAGCGGCTACGGGCGAAAACGATACCTCCGAAATTGAACGGCGAGTATATGACAAGTTCATGCAGGATTTGCAAAAGCATCGTGATGAGGTTGAAAGAAAAGCTCAGGAAGATGAGTTAAAGACAATTGCTGATCAGTATTATCTTAAAATGGGTAAAGGCTCTCAGTTATTTGAAGACTTTAACGAAGTCATGGGTGATTTTGAACCTGATAAATTTCCCAATGCTGTAATGCTAGCAGCTCAAATGGAGAATACGCCAGAGATTATGTATGAACTGGCTAATAACCCATCGAAGTTGTTAGAAATAGATTCGCTAGCTAAGACCTCGCCTAAATTGGCGACAAAACAGCTAGAACGTTTATCAAAATCGATAAGCCAGAATCTAGAAGCAAAAACCAACAATGTTAGTGCCCCTCCTCCTTTATCAAAACTTAAATCTTCTTCGGTCGGTATGGATAGCGGCAAGATGACGTTGAAGGATTTTAAGAACGCTCCTTGGTTGAAAGGCTAAAGGATCGTTAACCTCTAACTATATTGCCATGGACATACCTAGATTAACTCTAGATAAAGGGAAATTTTACCATGGCAGGACCAACAAATATATTACAACAAGTGCAAACATATCAAATGTCTTCACTTGCGTTTCTACAAAACTTAAATTGCTTTATTTCTACCTCTAATACTAAATTTAAAAATTTCGAGAAATTAGTAGGAAACTTAGGGGATTCAGTAGGTTTTGATTTACCTCCTAGAATGACTACTACTAACTCTTTGGTTGCAACTTTTCAACCGGCCGATCAAAGAATACAAACTTTGGTTTGCGATCAATCAGTTTCAACTAGCTATGCATTCACATCTCAACAATTTATATTCAATGTTGAGGAATACATGGGGCGTTTCGGTAAAGCTGCTGTTCAAGAAATTGGCGCACAAATCGAAGCTAATGTCGCACAAAATTGTGTAACTAATACTTACAGATTCTTTGGCGATGGTGTTAATCCAATTAATAGTTACACTCAATTAGCTAATGCATTAGCATTATACCGTAACTATGGTTCAGCTACTGGCCGCGCTAAAGCATATATTGGCGATACCGTTGTACCTAATATAGTTGGTACTGGATTAAACCAATTTGCAATGGATCGTAATAACAAGATTGCGAACTCGTGGGAATTAGGGGAATTCTCTAATTGCGATTGGTACCAATCTAACTTATTACCAATTCATATAGCAGGAACAGAAGGACAACAAGGAAGCACTTTAACTGTAGTTTCTACTACTTTAGATGCAAATGGCGCTGTTACAGCTATTACCTTTAGTGGTACCCATGCTGCAAACGATGCTAACTCTGTTCAACAATACGATAAATTTCAATTTAACGATGGTGTATCGGGATATACTAACTTGCGTTACAGAACCTTTATCGGTCATAAGGTATCTGCTAACCCAGTTCAATTTCAAGCTACATCGGCTGCTGCATCCACTTCTGGATCTCAGGTAACCGTTAATATTTACCCAGCATTACAAGCATCTGCTACTAATGCTCAAAACTTGAACACTCAAATATTACCTGGTATGCAAGTATCGGTATTACCAAGTCACAGGTCTGGGTTGATAACAGCTGGCGATCCATTGTTCTTAGCAATGCCAAGATTGCCTGATCAAGTACCGTTCCCTACAGGAAACGAAAACGATCCAGAAACAGGTGTGTCAATGCGTATGTATTACGGAACTCTATTTGGACAAAATCAGATGGGGATGATCCACGATGCAATATGGGGAAGTACACTGGTACCGGAATACTCAATGGCTTTGGTATTTCCGTTATAAATATGTGTCCAAACTTTATTTTTCATGGATTTAAAGATATAGTGAATTTCTTTAAATTGCAAGAGAAATATTTATGGCGCTTAAAACGGTCTTATGTAAAAGATGTGGAAAAGAAATCCAAAGAAGACAATGGGGTATTTGTAAGGAATGTTATGAGAAAGGTAAAGCTGAAAGAAGAGCTAAAGTTAAAGCTAAAATTCGTGCCGAAAAAAGCTTGCCTCCTTATGGTTCAGGGCTTCGGAACCCCATTTGTTTACTTTGTGCGAGTCTTAAAGAGAATAAAGATAGTGGTTATTGCAATAGTTGCAAAAGAGAAGCTGCTAGCGCTAGGCGCATTATGCTTAAAAAAAATAATCCTAACTTTATTCAAGAAGAAAGAAGCCGCAGAAAAGAAAAGTACTCTAGGTGTGCTGAATATAGACATAAAGTCAAAATTCAGAATTTTACCTGGCAAGCTATCAAATTCGGTGTTCTTGTTCCTCAACCATGCGAAGTTTGTAGTAAAACAGAAAATATTGATGCTCATCACACAGACTACTCAAAACCTCTTGATGTTAGGTGGTTATGTAAAAGTTGCCATATTAAACACCATAGAGAACTGGAGCGCAATAAAGCAACTGAACAATCTTAATTTAAAAGGAAGAATGTTATGACAATACAACCAAATTACCCTATGGTTAACCTTGGTAACCTTTATGTTCAAGGTGGTGCGCTTTCCTTTGTAAGTGGCACTAGCATTACAATTGCAGCTGGACAGTTCCGCGATTCAACTAACGTTAATGATATTGTTTTATCAAGCGCAGCTACTATCGTTGCATCTGCTAACGGAGCTAACGGATTAGATGTCGGCTCTTTAGGTAATAGCACTTTATATGCTGTTTACGTAATAGGAGACTCTACTGATTATAATCCAACTGCTGGTCTTTTATCAGCTAGCTTTAGCGCTCCAACACTACCTGCTGGTTATGATATGTTCCGCCGTATTGGATGCGTATTAACTAGTGGTGCTGCTGCAATTCTAGACTTTAGCCAATCTGGTCGTACTATGTGGTATGCGGCTGCCATTGCAACTGCTGTAACTGTTGGTCAATCTACTGCATTTGCTCTAGTTAATGTTTCAGCAATGGTACCAAGTACTGCAAACTCAGTAATACTAGAATCAGTTTTAACAGCTGATGCTGGTGGTACTCGTACTGCTGCTTTTAAAGCTAGCGGTTCAAGCTCAGCAGCTGGACAGGTTATTACGTCATCTCCTGCTAGCACTGTTACTAGTACATCTTTAGTTTGTCCTTGCTCGACTATATCAAGCACAACTGGCGTTGATTACTTAGTATCAAATGGCTCTGCTTCATTAGCAGTTTCTGTATTTGGCTACGTAGATCAATTATAAGGAGCACTTGTCCATGGCTTATCCCGTCACATTGCTAATTTCTGAGGCATTTTATACCTCGGGAATCGTATCACGCAATTTCCAAACAGTGGCGGGTGACCAGGAACAAACAGGGTTTTTAAAACTAAATGAAATCTTATCCGATACTGCAATTGAGGAAGATATGATCCCTTACTTTACTACATCATATGACTTTAATGCAGTACCTGGACAAGAAATGTATTTTATCCCAAACCTATCTGACCCAGAAACTTTAACGTTCTTTATTAATACCATTCGGTATCAAATGAGGAAAGAATCACAGGATTTATATTTTGGTGCAGCAAGGGCAGAAAATGTTGAATCATTGCCGTATAATTGGCATTGCGAACGCTGTTTAGGCGGTTGTAATTTATTTATCTATTTCTTTCCAGACACTGCATACCCAATGCAATTAACGGGTAGATTTAGATTGCAAACGGTAACTATTAATCAAGACTTATCGTTAATACTTGATCAGTACTACATTAACTATTTGCAATATAGATTAGCAGATAGATTGTGTACGGCCTACAACTTTGCACCTTCTCCATCATTAACTAAACAACTACTACAATATCAGCAAATGATATCTAAAAGATCTAGCCCAATGGACTTAAGAATTAATAAAATATCGACATTAACCCCAAACCAAAGCATTAATTACGCTCAAATAAATCTTGGAAAAGGGTGGACTACCGATTAATTTATAGGATTGTGCCATAAATGAGACAAACGCCAAACTCACGAAGAGAAGAAGTAAATGTTGTCGGTGGTTCAACTTTCGGTCGATACAAGAAAATCTCTAGTGAAAAAACTTATAATATGTTTATTAGTGACGAATGGCTAGTTAACACCGCTGGATATCAAAAGGTTTATGAATTACTTCCAGAAGGATTAGGTCGCGGTATTTTCACTAGTATTCGCGGTAATCGTTTAATTGTTGTAGTTGACAGTTTTGTTTATTCATTAAATGAGCATCTTGTTCCTACTTTTGTAGGAATGCTGGGAACTGAAAGAGGCGTTGTATATATAGATGAAAACCTAAACTCACAGATTTGTATTGTAGATGGATTAAATGCTTATATCTATAATTATTCGTTACCAGGATCTAGTTTAACTGTTCAAACTGGATTAGGTAATCTTGTCCCTGGCTATGTAGATTATCATAATACCTATTTTCTTTTTGGGAACGCCAACGCAACAACTAATGGTGCTGCATGGTATGCTTATCAATATGCCACTCCTACCACTATTATACAAGCAACGCCTGGACAATTTGCTTTACAAACCAAACCTGATTATGCGCTTGCTGTCGTTAGAATTCCTGCTCAATCAGCTAACGTTTTAGTTATGGGAACATCAGTTTGCGAAATATGGATGCAAATTGGTGGGTTACAAAACTATAGAAGAAATCAAAACATAAGCGTGGATTATGGGTGTGCCTCTGTTTCTACAATTGCATCTTCAGATAAATTTATAGCATGGCTAGCTATAAATGAAAATAACGCTCCTACTATTATGGTGTATAACGGGGAAGAATTTAAACCTATATCAACAGATGGTATCGATCATCAATTGTCTCATATTCAATATCCAGCACAATCAACAGCAATGTTTTATAGACAAGATGGTCATTTATTTTATCAATTAACATTTTATAATCCAGCAGATAATCTAACCATCCTTTATGATTGTACGACTGAGATGTTTTTTAATCTTAGTGATTGGGATTTAAATTATCATCCAGCCAAAAATTATGCTTATTTTAATGGACAGACTTATTTTATTTCTTTAAATGACGGGGATTTATATTTATCATCTACTGATTTAACAACTTACAACGAAAACTTACCGAATGCCATACCAGATCCAACTTTAATACATGAAATCCAAAGAATAAGGATTTGCGACACCATTAGAGCAGATGACAGTAGCCAATTTAGACCAAATACTTTTGTATTCACACTTGAGCAAGGTAACGATAAAAACGTTACAGGGTTATCAATAAATAGCCCTGGGCAGGATTTATTAATAACGGAAGATTTATTTAACCCTCCTGATGATACTATCTACACAGAAGCTGGGCAACCAATGGCAGATGAGGATTCTTTAGATATAGCATCAATAACAATTCCATATCAGCCAAGAGTTGATTTAACAGTTTCAAGAGATAGCGGTATTACCTGGAGTAATACAGTATCTAGAAATTTAAACCCAATAGGGATGCGTCAAAACATTCTTAACTGGGAAAATTTAGGGGCATGTAATAGTTTAACTTTAAAACTAAGATTTTGGGGTTTAAGTCGGTTTGTAGCTAATAATGGAATGGTGGAGCTATATTAATGGACTTACCAACATATTTACAAGGCATTGATCACGAAAATTATAACCAAGAGTTAAACCAAACTTTAAGAGATAATTTAAGTGATAATGGCTGGGTTGTGCCACAGATAACGATGGTAAACTTAGCTATAATTGAATCACAGATGCCAGATGGTACATTATGGTATGTAACTGATAGTACGCCATCTACATTTGTTGGAAAAGTTAACGGTAGTTTAGTAAAATTTACAACTACTTCGTATCCATAAGGAGCATAGGTAATGGGATTTTTTAGTGGTATAGGAAAAGCTTTAGGTGGCGCTGGCAAGGGATTTATAGGAAGCGGCGGTAGTCCTTGGGGGGCTGCATTGGGGGCTGGCATGAGCCTATTAGGTGGTAGAGGCGGTGGTGGTAATGCCGGAATGGATTATTTAAATCAAATTCCAGGCATGGCTATGGGCTATTTAAATCCTTATACCGAGGAAGGGAAGAAAGCCTACAGTAGCTTACTCGATCAATACAGTAATACATCTACTACTAACCAAAATCAATTTCCCGCTGAATATAGCCAAATGGCGCGCGATCCTAATGCTTTTGTTAATAACTTAATGAGAGGCTACGAGCCATCGCGCGGCTATAATTACAAACAAAATCAAATGCTAGGAGCTGCTAGAAATAGTGCAGCATCGGGCGGTTTTGCAGGTACTCAATACGATCAAGGACAACAAGCAGAACTTGTTCGCGATCTCTTAGGTTCTGATATGGGCGAGTATTTATCAAGAATTATGGGTGCTCAAAAAGAAGGGTTAGCTGGCGAAGAAAGAAGATTAGCTGGACGCGCCAGTGCTTTAGGCGGTATGGCTGGTATTGGATTTAATGCATCCTCTGATTTAGCTAATATATTAGGTTCAAATTTAGGACAAAAAGCAACTTTTGATTTTGCTAATCAGCGCCAACGTAGATTAGATAGGCGAGAAGATAATAACGACAGGAGCGCATTATTTTCTAAATTATTTGATAGGGGCGCCAACGGAAAAAGTATGTTTGATACTTTCAGTTCTAAAATAGGTTCATTTTTCTAAGGGATAAGCGATGCCAATACAAACATTTAATTTTGCAAACATAGAGCCTATGAAGCTAGGAAGTAGATTTTCTGATATTTTAGCTGGACTCAAAACTAGTGAGGATTCCGAAGATAGAAGAATAAAGAATGAAGGCTTAGGGCATCAAAATACTATTTTAGGCGCTGAGGCACAATATGCGCCAGATAAATTTAAATTTGCTAATCAAATACAAGAAGCTAAGGCTAGATATGCAGAGCAACAAGAACAGGCCGATGTACGACAAAAAATAGCCCATGCAGCATATTGGAAAAATGGTGGTGCTAGTGGAGACAATGATGCTACTTCTTCTAAAGAAAGAAGAAGACAACTTAATATGATGGGACCAGATCAAAAAGCTGAGCTGTTTAGACTAGGAAAAGCTAATGGGTGGAATCCACAAGAAACAGTAGACCATTGGCTTAAAGGAACAAATTTTAAAGAATACGCCGAAGAAAAGGGTATTGATTTAGATAAGGATACCACTAAATATTATCCTACTGCTAAAAATAGAACCGATATTAATACTGCTGTAGCAGCCGGAGCGGAATTAGATTCACTGGATGATCTGGTAGCACAGGATATCGCAATATATGGAGAAACCTTTAATGGTTATTCTCCAGAACAAATTAAAGATGCTTTGTCGAACAAGGGTGAAGATCAAGAAAAATTGATTAAATTTTTAGGAGCACGAGCTGTCCAACCAGAAATAACTGCATTACGAGCAAAAATAGCTAATGGAAGTAATGCGCAAGAAGCATTAAAACAAGCTCAAGAAGATGCATTAACTAAATTTAAAATCCCTGGCTTTACAGTTAGCAAAGAAGTTAGACTAGGGGTGCAAAAATATATAAATAGTGCATTAAAAAAGGGTTTAGAAGCTAGAATACAATCTATGGTTGGAACCAAACAATCAAAAGATAAAGGAGATGCATTTTCTAATATATTAAAAAACGGCAGTTCTTCTGGTAATGTTAAGGTTATTTTTAATGGAAAAAGTCATACTATACCTGCAAACCAATTACAACAAGCACTCAAAGCTGGTGGCAAGCTAGCCGAAGGAGAATAGTTGTGGAAAATGAATTTGATTGGAGTAAATACGAAGATAAGCCAGGGGATGCTTCATTTGATTGGAGCAAATACGAAGATAAACCTAAATTTGATTGGAGCCAATACGAAAATCCAGAACCCCAAGGATGGGGCGGTATAGGCGAAGACGCTTGGAGTGGAGCAAAAGCGGTTGGCCCTGCTTTGTTAAATGGATTAATGAGTGCAGCCCCCGAACTACATGGAGCGTTCGGACAAATTATTAACGATCCATTTCGTGCCTCTAGAAATGTTGGACAAGGGTTAGTAAATCTTTTAGAGGGATCGTTTAATTTAGCTCCAAATATTATAAATTATTTAGGAAGAAAAGGAATAGTTGACAAAGATTTATTGGGTACATATAAAGGCATCCCTCATACAAATCTACATAAAATAGCAGGACGTGACGAAGAATCTCAACATGGAGATTCTCTTTTAGCAGCGCTCATGGAATATGCTGGTATTAATAAGCTTGCTGGGAAAGGTATTGCTCCAACATCAAACGTGCTTAGAAAAGCCGCACAAACAGCTGGTACTTATGGACTTCATGCGGCTGGTCAAAATCGAAACCCTGTTACCGAGGTATTAATAGCTAGCGGAGCTAACTTAGCAGGGAAAGCATTAAAAAAAGGATGGAATTTACGTACTAATAAAGTGGCTCAGGAAATGGGAGAAATAATACCAAACGAAATAAAAGTAAAATTTAAAAATATATACAATGCAATGGAAGAAGAGGTACATAACGTAGGGGCAAGCGATGTTCCAAATGTTGCAAATATTCGACTGAAAGATATAAATAAAGCAGCATTAGGTAGTAATTCTACAAAGATACGACATATAGCAAAAAAATATTTAAAAGATCCAACATATGCAAATGCCCATAAGTTACAAAGCGATGCTGGTAAAATAGTAAATAAGCTTAAAGACGAAGCAAAATATAGGGGATTACTTGATTATGAAAAGCGATCTTTAGATATTGCAGAAGGTATAAAAAATAAAGCTATACGCAATATAGAACAAAGCTTTAAGAACAACGGTAATCCTCATTTGGTTGAAAAATATAGAAAAATTGGCGCAGACTACAGTAAGGCTGCTCAATTAATTTATGATCCACATATAGTTAAATATCAACAAATGGTAGCTAAAGCTAAAAAAACTGGGCAAGGGGACTTATCTCTAGCTAAACGAAAATTAGTAGAAGGATTAGCAAATAGTCAAGATTTTCAAAGTAGCTATGGAAAAAAATATAACACTCCTCGACTTAATCAAAAATATATACGAGCCATACCTAATTTATTTAAAAAAATTGGAATAGAGAAAAAATAGCAAACTAAATTTTAATAGCAAAGCACCCCTAAAATCCACGCTATTGCTAAGAAACCTATTACACCCATAATCATTTTTTCATCACCATTTATTATTATTTTTGAGACTAACTATACAACAAACCAGAAGGTAGGTCAAGGATTGTTTAACTTAGCCAATGGAATTTAGAATTTAAAAGCAATGTAGTGATCCCAACAACGCTAGCTATACCTAATTTATATAAAGTTCTAAGTTCAGCACTAAATTGGAATTTCAATTCATTTATTTTAGTTTCTAATTTTGACTCCAAAACACTAAGTTTAGAATCTAATTTGGAATCTAATCGTACCTCTAAATTATTTATTTCTGTTTTTAAATTATCTTTAGTAGCCAAATTTTCAATAACCGAATCTAACATATTTATTTGAACCTTGGCTTGCTGCTCTGACATTCCGGAAGAAGTAAGATCCTCGTAATACTTTACAGCTCTGTTATGTTCCATTGTTGTATATCCCCATGCAATTTATAGTAGTTATATTCTTAAATTTTACTATACTAAAAACAGCAACGCAATGGATGCCACAGCAAAGAAAGGATTCTAAATATGGCTCTTGACCCTAGATATATAACCGCTATTGATTTGTCCCCATATTTAGTAGACAAAGATTCGGGCGCACCCTTAGCTAATGGGGTTGTTTCTTTCTGGCAAGATGCCGCAAGAACTGTACCAAAGCTTGTATATGAACTATCTGGCGCACCGCCTAATTACACTTACACGGCATTGCCGAACCCTATTATTTTAAGTAACACTGGAACATTTCAGGATTCATCAGGCAATAATATTGCTGTTTACTATTTTCCGTATGATTCTACGGCTGTTGATGCAAACGTACAGCTTTATTATATTACTGTTACTAATTCAATGGGAACAGAGCAGTTTACTAGGGAAGCTTGGCCTAACATTGTAACCAACGAAAGCCAAACTTTAACACAAGCCGATATTAGTAATGCCCTAACTAATCCTCAATTTGCAACTGTCTTATTTAATCCTTCTAATTCATTAACTATTACTACTACTGGATCTGGAACCTTAAGTACAACTATAGCTCCAGGATGGACATTAAATTTAACAACTCTAGGAATTGGAAGTGTTACTGTTACTAGAAATTCTATAGCAGGCTCAACGGCTTATCCTTATAATCCGCCATACACATTAACTGTAGCGCCAGGCGCTAATATTACTGCATTAACTCTATCACAAAGGCTTTACCATAACCCTAGCATTTGGTCGCCTCAACCAGGCGGGACTAATGGATATATCGCATCATCTATTTTATTAGCCCCTTTAAGCTCAGCAATTATGCAATATGCACCATCAACAGGTGCGGTACAAGAATTGCTTAACTCTACAAATACATTAGGAACTTATCAAGAGTTTACAAACACTATTCAATTAGCAACAGCCAGTAATACCGATTCTTCTAATGTTGGCTACGTTGATATTATTGTTTCTTTACCTATAGGGGCAACTACAACTTTTAGTAATGTACAAATTGTAGGGCTAGAAACTAATGAACCTAATGTTGTTTACGATCAAACTCCGGTTAATCGTCAAATGGATTATATGTTTCATTACTACAATCCATTATTACAATATAAACCTATACCGAGTTATCTGACAGGGTGGGATTTCCCCTTAAATCCTGCCCAATTTTTAGGATCGAGTGTTGCAGCTCAAGCAGTAGGGGCTAATAAGTCTTTTTATGCTTGGGATCAAACAATTGTATTTCAATCTGTTAACAGTGGTGTAAGTGTTAGTCGTGGAGGCAATGGAGAATTTGTATTAACCGCTGCTACTACAGGTGTACAGCCAGCTATTATTCAATATTTAAGTGGTCCTATAGTTAAAGAAATGCTAAATTCCAGAATGTCTTGCGCCATTGAAAGCAAAACGTCTAGAACGTTGGGAGTTAATGCCACTATTTCTTTGTGGTATTGTACTGATGTTTCCTTACCTAACGTTGCTACTGGCACAAATAACTCTATTGTAGCCACATTAGATGCAAATGGACACCCATCTACACTAAACGGAACATGGATTGAAGTACCAAGAAGTTCTTTAGGGAATGCGCAATTTACAGTCAATACTAATGCTACTACTAATTTTAATTTTAACGGTTTTAATGGCTGGGATATGCAGGGAATTAGCGCCACACAAACCGCTAATTTTTTTGCAATAGTAGTTGGATTCGGGGCTATTACTGCTGCTGATACAATTTCTATAAACTCAGTAAGCGC